TACGAGTGATTTCTTCGCGGGTCTTCGATTTAACAGCAGCTTCAAAGATTGTCGCTGCCTTTTCTTTAAACTCTTCAGAAAGCTCTTCACCTTCTACGAGGGCGTCAACATCTTCTTTGACATTGATGGACTTGATCTTCTCTTCGATCTCGGCCTTTGCGTCCTCAAGAGTCTTCAACTCCTCTTCTGTCTTAGCGTCATCCGCTTCAGAAAGTTTAGATGCGTGAGAAGCAATCATCTCTTCGATGTCACTCTTCTTCATCTTTCCGATTTGCTCTAGAGCTTGTGCTTTAGTCATTTTCTTTGACTCAGCAACAACTTCGCCCTCTTCTGGTACATGACCAGCAGCGAGTTTCTGAGGGCCGTCTGCTTTACCAGCGCCCTTCTGTTGTGCATCACTGGAAACCTTTTTCGCGGCCGCAGAAGCTTTCTTACCAATCGCTTTCTCACCGCGATCTTCATCTGCACCTTTTTCGACTTTGGCTTCTGGATCAGCACCACCAACGTCGGTAACTTCACCGCCGGGTGTTTCATTTCCAATTTTCTTTTTGCCTTCGGCAGGAGCGGCACCCTTTGTCTGGGCATCACTCGCTTCCTCAAGCTCTGCAAGCACTTCTGCTTCCAGCTCTTCAATGGTTTGTTCTAGTTCTGACATAGGGGTGTCTCCTTACCTTATCTGTAATGATTATTTATAAATTAAAGTCTTTTAAGAAACTTAGCAAACGCTAAAGCTTCCTTATTAGCATTCCTTTGACGTTGCTTTACATCAAACTCTTTCTGCATCTCAACCATTTCCGCTTCCAACAACGCACCGTTGTTCCAAACCCACTCCTTACCTTCCATAATACCTTCCACGAAAGCGTTTGGTGCAGATGGATCAGCGACAATATCCGCCGCAGTTGCAAGATAGAAGTCATCCCGCACATAGTTTGCACCGCCTTTTTGGTCTAAACTACCCATTCCCCGCGAGGAAACGCCCAGTTTTGCACCTTCGTCCATAAGACTCTTCACAATCTCACCCATAGGCGTAGACATAATCTTCGCCTCTCCAATAAAGTTCTTCCCGTCTGGTTCAAGAGAGGTGATCATATGGGAGACACGCTCCAGATTAACCGTTGGCCCATCTGGATGACCAAGCTCACCAAATGCACGACTCTCTTTAATAAAATTCTTGTTGTATTTTGTAACTTCATTGTTAAGTATTTCCATAGGATACACTCGACCATTTCGGTTCTTGATATCAGCCTGCATGAAGATACCACGAATTTTGTAGCTCTTTTTACCGTTCTCTTTTTCTTCGGTAATATATTCTACTTCTTCTACAGTTTCTGAAAATAGCTTCATTGTCCTATCCTTAATCCAATACTTCATATTTGATTGGTTGTTTTTTCTTGGAGATAAAATTGAAATCTCTTACATGATGTCGTCTACGACTTACTCCCTCTTGAGGAAATCCTACACCCATCAACAATAATGGTTCCTCTCTTAACATTGCAATCTCTCTAATTGCGCTTGGGTCCATACACTGACAACACCCTGTTCTATATCCCATAAGTGATGCAGTAAGATTGAGATAACCAGAAGCAATACCTAACGCAATTTGTTTATCGCGAGTGAGTTCTTTCTCAGTCTCCTCACTCAGATATCCATTCTTTAGATACTCTCTAGTTGCCTGATTTCTGTGTATATCATCCTTTAGATCATCCAAATAATTATAGTCTTCAAAAATCACCAACAAATTAGCTAGGGTCTGTGGATTTGTCTCAGTCTGACGAATTCCATTCACAGGGGCTTTACCAGTACCAAATCCATAAGTATTCTCATGAATTTCTTCAATAATATCACGATCCTGTATAAAGTGTACCTTATAAAACGCAATATTTTGTTTACTGGGGCAATTAGTTACGGCCTGAAGTAATGTATTAACATCCTCCTTTGGCAACTTTTTATCCAAGTTCCAATTTCTTTGAGTGTGTTGGCTTCGAATAACACTCTTTTCGATTTCACTATTTGTATGTGCATTTATCATGCTGTATAGTTCTCATCTTTTTTGAATTCGATAATAACAAAACCAGATGTACCAAAAGTAGTTATTTCATGATCACCAGAAGTTGCGGTTGTGTTTGCAGCAGTGCCGGGGATAACACCAGCAGAACCATCATAGTGTCCAGTTCCGGCAAGTCTAATTTGAACGATATCTGTTCCAGAAGATACTTCTTGAATTTCAACATGACCAGTATCATCATCAGCACTACCCTGAGTCAATGCCCACCAAATTCTGGCGATGTGTAGTTTTGCACCGTTCGCATGGCCAGATAATGCGCTTGCATCTAAAATAGAACCATTGGCCGCAGCATCATCTTCAATATCAACTTTAATTGTAACTGTTCCACCAGCGCCGGGTGCATTAACGACAGTATCTCTGAGTGTTCTTGTAACAATGGCCATTCTTATCCCCTAGATCGCTAACATTTCTTTTTCAAAGTATCCTAGAAGTTCCTTCTCAGGGACTTTATATTTCTTTGATACATCAGTAATTGTTCTTTCGAAACTATTTAGGAAATCTGAAGGTTTAGAATCCATTTTTTTAAACAAATTGTCCACTGCGTCCTTCATTTTCGGTGAAAGACGCTTATATTGTTTAGTTTTCTGGTGTTCATCCTTCTCTACGACTGTAGATTCATAAATTTCCTCAATCCGTTTCATTTACGTCCGCTTCCCGATCTTCATGTTTAACGAAAGTGTTTGCAAGCTCCTTACGTTTGACTTCCAAAGCACCACCAACTTTAGTTGCCATAGAAATACTGAAGGCCTTTTCCGCTTCAATGTTATTGCCAGTTGCAACCGCGTCTACAAATTCCTTACTCATTTTTTCTTTCCTTTCACAGTTAGACTTTTATCAAAATCATCTTCAACTGGTTTTTCTTTTGGTTTTTCTTCATCGTCTTCAGCTGGGACATCACCTTTTAGTTTTGCTACATCATCGGCCGCAATGGCGCCACCCGCAGCATCCTGTGGATACCTTGTGATACCATCACCTTCATCGGGCAATGCAATACCACCATCCATTGGATCAATTTTCAGTTCTTTCGCAATCTGATCACGCATCTCAGTGATTTCTGCATCGGTCATATTTAGTACCTTCTTCAATACATATTCTTTACTAAAGAATGTTCCAATATATGATTGAATACCATCAAGTGTCTGAATACGATCATTAAGAAGTTCTGCATCCTTCAACTCTGCAAAGTGACCATCTTCCATAAAGTCAAACTGAAGATGTTCTTGCATCCTCGGCCAATCTTCTGGTGAAATTACACCTTTAAGTAGTAGGTTGGTCTTGAGTAAGTCAACGAATAGGGGGGTGAATTTCTTTCGAATACGTTGTACGAACTTAGTGAACTTGAGTTCATCTCTAGTAATTTCTGAGGCTCGACCCATGCTGAATCCGTTTTCGGCTTCAAGTCGTGAGATCGGCACGTTAAGTGAACGATATAGTTTTCGTTGGAAATACACGATATCATCAATTTCTCCTAAATTAGAACCGCCAGGGAGTGTTGTAATCTCTGTTCCTCTACCACCTTCACGCCGTGGAAGCCAAAAGTCTTCCAACATCGACATGTGATTACGATCATCTCGAATTTCTCCCGTAGTTGCATCGTAAACTAACTTGTTACGATAACGGTTCATCACATCTTTTAGATACTGTTCTGCTTTGATCTTTGGTAGATTACCAACATCAATATAGAAAATTCTACGCTCAGGTGCGCGAGAGATACGATAGATAACAATCGCATCTTCGATCATACGCAACTGATTAACTGGTTTGATTGCCTTATGCAAATAAGAGATAACTCGACCTGAGTTATTGTCAAGTAGTCCTGATGGAACATATACTATCGAATCAGCAGCAATTTTAATTCCTTGATCATTACCTTGTGAACCAGAAGATGCAAATCCTTTATCACTATAAATGAAATACTCATCTACCTTTTTGACCATTTCAATACCATTATGATCTGGACTGGGGTCTTTCTTTGTTTCCCGAACCTTACGAATTTTGGTAGGATCGATAAACCTCAACTGGGCCAACCCCTTTTGCGGGTCTTTCGTATCAATAACTTTGTGGTAGTACAACCGACCATCAACATACCACCGACGAAAAATGTCATGACCCTTCTCATTAAAATTAAGGAGACGCAGAACTTCACTAAACTCTGCTCTCATACGTCTTTTAATTTTATCTGGATAAGGTAAATTAGTTAAATCAATATTAACTGGAATGTCATTTAAATTTGAAATGATACCTTCATTCACAATATCTTCAATCGCAGCATCACACTCCGATTGCATAGATATATCTCTGTAACGACGAATGAGATCAAGGTCATTGCGTTCCCGTCCATCCGTATCTAGTACAGATGAAAAGAAACCGCCGCCCGCGATCTCAATTGCGCCATCATCGGGAGTGGGGTCCGTGAAAGTTTTCTCACGGGGCCCCAGCTCCTTCTGTGCTTTTTGTATTGTAAAGCCGAATAGTTCTGCCATAATATCTCCTACTCTCTATTTAGTAGGTTAAAATTAGAAGTTCACCCCAGAAGCTTCAAAGTGCTGATATCTCCAAGAAACTGAGAATTCTTCAATCGCACTTTCTGAATCCATACTCAGTTCAATTGCAGAACCACTTGTCGTTGGCCAACAGTTACGAAGAATATATGTCTTCAGAACTGTTTCGTCACGATCCAACTGTTCAACAGTCAAGTCTGTCTGATAATCAGAGGGGGTTACAACACCAGTATTCAATGCGAAATCATTGATACCATTTGACCAAAGTTCGATTGCATTCTTAATCATAAAGTCAGTGTCATTAAGAAATGTAACTTCCCA